TGATTTCTGCCGCAACGGTTGGAATCGGTTCGGCATCGCATGCTTTCATGGTTTTCTCCATAATTTTGAATTGCTGGCGCAGGTCTTCGAATGTGTTTAGTTCCTCGATGTGTCTATGCAAGGAGGTGATAGGAAAGAAGTTATTGGTGATGGAGTTTGTCACCACGTCTTGGATGTCGTGGCTGAGGCCCATACCGAACAATGAGGCGACATCAAACAGCTGTTTTTGTTCGTAGCTTTTCCTGATAACATTGTAAAGTTCCTTGTAATTTGGTGAATAGAATAAACTGCTTTTTAAACTAAGCATTGCTTTCTCCACTTCAAGCGACGTTGGATCTCCATCCGAAATCAATACCCCCAAAACCCCGAGTTCAGCGTCGGGGTTTTTCTTAACTCGTAACTTCATAACCCGTTCCTTAGTTAAAATAATACGTTGTTTAAATACTTCTCGAAATTTTCCCAATTTAAAATCGCTGCTAAACCATTCCGTTGCCTCCTTCCGCGTTTGTTTGTGTATTCAGCCAAAAACCCTGGGCAACTCTCTTTAAGCCCATTCAAGTAATCTCGAAAGCTATCTTCAGTCAAAGGTGAACCCAATCGCGCCTGCCAATACTTCTTGAAATTATTAATCGCTTGCCGTGACTTACAATCCAAAGCCTTCGTTATCGCATGGACAACCGGCTGCGGGCTCGATGGAAGCTCCGCCGCGAAGATGGAAACTAAGTCTAAAGGGGTTGCGCCCGAAGGGGTAGGTGCTGATGGCGAACTCTGTTCGCTAGTAGTATTTATTTTAGGTTCAAACCTTTTAGGTTCAGTGTCCCGAATTCGGGACTGTTTAACGGTACCGCTTTCGGTACTGTTTAAATTTAAAACAGTACCGCTTTTGGGACTGTTAGCTTCCTCATCCTCCCGTTGAGTCACATACGTCAGGCGCATTACGGGAATTAACTTGGTCCTTCCTTCCATATTCCCTGTGTATTCTAGTAAGTCTTTATCCATGACGGATTGGCGAACTGATATAATAGTCTTTCTGTCCATGCCTGTGTCGGCACACAATCGCTTAATTGATGGCCAGCACTCGGCAGTTTCACCCGCTCTATCAGCGCAGGATAAAAGGAACATTTTTTCAGTTTGAGTAACTTGGGCTTTGGTTAGTTGCCACGTCGCTCGGGTCGCGTCTACACTCATTAAACACCCCTCCGAGCCAGGAGCGTTAAGCATGCTTGCAAATACTGGAGTTTTTCATTGACTGACGAATCAGTTTTATCGAGTTTTCTAATTACATTATTCAAACTTTTAAACACATCTGGGTTTGTAGCCATTACATCATCCTCTTGTTATATCCCCTTCCTAGGGTATGTATGGAGTACTACCTATACCTCAAATTGCAGACGATAAAAATTCCACCTGAATTTAGTGTATATAAATGCTGTGACTGAGATCTTATTGTGATATACTGTGCTCATATTTAGCGCATGCCTCTTGAAAAGTTAGTGCGTTATTTAGGCTCCATGGTATGTGGTGTACTATGGAGCTAAACTTCTTTTCCCTTCATTGTAAGCACGCGTCAAAGCCTGCTCAAGAATATGTAATTGTTGGATTGTGAACCAACACACCTCATCACGGCCATGTAACGAGCGCTCTAATGACTCAGCAACTTCGCCTGCTAACGCATGAAGTAGGTCTGGGGGCATAGAAATCCTTTTTGTTTCTAAGGACTTATCCTACCACTAACTGCCAGCCTCTAACAGTTGACACAGCGCGGTTCCTGGAAGCTCATCTGTAAAGAAAGTGTAAAGCTCATCAAGAATCCTGGTCGCAATCTCAACGTTTTCGGGCTCCTCGGACTCCAATTCCAACTCAATCGCTTCCAAAAAATCATGCATACCATCTATCTTTTCTTGTGAACTAATCTCACTCATCCTTGTTACTCCTTCACCGTATGTGTGGTTGCTATAAACGCCACCAATAATTATCGCTATGCTAATAACCAAACCAATGATGTTCTTCTTCATCTTCTCCTCCTGGCTCGATGAGCGCGATACTTATTAACCGCATGGTTGGTCGCGTGATGAGCTAAAGTGCCCGCAGTCCCCGCAGCAGCCCCAGCAATCGCAGCGCTCGTTGCTTGCTCAGCAAACCCTGGACGAGAATCTACCACCTCTACCTGTTTGCCGTTTTCATCCGTAACCACGCGATGGCGCGGAGGGTCTTGGCATCCAACCAGTAAAACACAAGCCAATACACCAATTAACTTCCTCATCGTGAATCCTTGATTTTCATCTCAAAAGGCGTGTCACTTATTCGGGCAATTAAATCACCCTCTGTCAGTATCTCCAGTTTGTGTTGGCTCATAATAGGGACATAGCCAGACGTTACCCAATTCAAAAAGCTACTGGATGACATCCGTGTGCGCTTGGCGAACCTATGGCAATTACCATAATACTCTCTCACTTCATCTAACGTCATACTTCCTCCTGCAAAATAATAGTGTAACAAATAGTTGACAATTTAACAATCACTTGCTAGTATGGTCTCACGCTATCCCGCGTAGACTACTAAGTAAAGAGGATGACATGAGACAGCAGATTGAAGTAAATGACAGGGTTGAGATGTTAGATTCTAACATTGTCCAGTTGAACAAAGTTAACAAGAAATTAGCGCAGTTATTGGCCGAAAAAGAAGCGTTAACTGAGTGCATTATTGGTTCTATTGGCCACGAACATGAAGGTGAGGCTTCGTATCGTGTTGGTCTGTATAAAGTCGTGTGTAAAACGCCCATGATTTATAGTTTAGACAAAAAGAAGTATGAGAGCAATGAGGTATATTTGCCTGAAGAGTTTAACCCGATTGAACCTAAGGTCTCTTACTCGATTAACAAAAGATTATGTGAGGATTATTTAGCGATTGCTCCAGGCTCTATTCGCGAAGCATTGCTTGAGTTAATTGTTAAAAAGCCTGGCAAGGCATCGGTGAATATTTCAGACGCATGTTAAGGATGATGATGGCTAATAGCATATTAGTTCTGGGTGAGAGCGGGACAGGGAAAAGCACCAGTCTACGTAACCTACCCCCAGAAGAAACACTTGTAATCAATGTCCTCGGGAAGCCATTCCCTTTCCGGGGCGCCCAATCAAAATATAAACCTTTGTCTCAAGATGGGTTATCGGGTAATTATTACGCGAGTGACGACCCACTTAAAATTCAACGATTAATCAAAAAGGTTAACGATGAACGCCCTGAAATTAAATACCTGGTTCTGGATGATTTTGGCTTTACTATTTCTCACAGCTTTATGCGCAAATCTCATATTGCAGGGTTTAATAAGTTCGCTGACATTGCCCGTGAAACCTTCGGTGTATTCGAAGCCATTCAGGGCATTAGAGAAGACTTGTATTGCATCATGATTATGCATACAGAAGTTGACCCAACCGGCAAACACAAAGCTAAAACTATCGGTAAAGCAATTGATAATTACGTCAATATTGAAGGCACATTCACGTACGTTTTTCATGCGTTAACAGCGGAAGGAAACTACTTCTTTTTAACCAATAATGATGGCCAGCATACGTGTAAAACGCCAAAAGATTGTTTTGAAGAGATGAAAGTGGATAATGATTTGTACGAAATAATTAAGGTGATTAAAGCCTATAACGAAGGGGAATAAGATGTCATTTTGGCAGAGTGGTTCAGGAACACCTATCACTGGGGAAGCAAGTAAAGCTTTTGCTGGTGATTTTCGCACCATACCTGAGGGTACGATGGCTCACGCGTCTATACATGCGTTTGAGTTAGTTAACAAAGAGCAAACAGACTATGCGCCTGCAATGAAATTCTACCAAATAACATGGAAGTTAACCTCCGGAGAATTCAAAAACAGACAGGTGACACAGAAGATTAAATGCTTCGACGGCAGCAAGGACGCTATTGATAGAAATTTGAATATGCTGAAGCTCATTATGGATTTATGTAAATTCAAACCAGCGCACGCCGAAGCTCCATCAACCCAAGACTTGATGCCGATGATGGGTTCGATTCTAGGTGTGAAGATTCGTGAATGGTCCATGCCAAAACGCGATGGCAGTGGCATGATGGAAGGTAATTTTGTGGCTGAAGTGTTTAGCCCTGTTGGTTTTGAAGATGAAGCTGGCGTTAAAGCTGAAGTGAAGCATGTTGAAAGTAATGTCGACAGTGCATTCTCAAGAAATAAGCCAGTGGAAGATGAGTTATTTCCAGATGGGGATGTTCCCTTCTGATGCTCACACTGACACGGAGAGTTGGAGAGAAGTTAATAATTCATGGGAGGGGCAAGATGATGGAAGTTAAGATTATCTCAGCCTCCCATGAGTCACATACAAAGATATTGGTGACTGGTGATACTCCCAAAAATAACAAGCACAAAAAGGGCCATCATGACAACAGGACGTTTAACAAAGCTGGTTGATAAAACAATGAATGTTTCACGTGAAACACACCGTGATTATATTGGAGCAAGTGGAATAGGCTCTGATTGTTTGCGTCAAATCTGGTATGAGTACCATGGTATTCAAGGCGCGTTAGTTTCCAACAAACTTCAACGCACGTTCAATATTGGCAAGCGATTAGAGACATTGATTACTGATGCCCTGCAAGATGCGGGTCTTAACCTTATTCTGCCTGCCGATGTTAATCATCACCTCAAGTATTTCGACAAAGACGTGCCTTACCTTCAGGGGCACTGTGATGCTATCTGGAAGGATGAAGATGCGATTATCGAGATTAAGACGGCCCGAGACTCCAGCTTCAAGCTGTTCGTTAACAAGGGTTTGAAGAAGTGGTCGCAAAGATATTACGCGCAGGTCCAGGCTTACATGGGTATGTCGGGATTTCCTACAGCTTATGTCGTATGTATGAACAAAGACACAAGTGAGTTGCATGATGAGCAGGTGATGTTTGATGCGGAGTATTATTCTCATATCAAGATGCGAGCGCTGTTGGTTTATGAGAATGATGACCCGTTGCCACGCGTGAACAGCTCGCCATATTACATGAGTTGCCGGATGTGTAGGTTTAGAGATGTATGTCACGAGGGTGGGTAAATGAGCTCTAGTTCAATAGGTAGTAAGTCCTTTAGTTTATCGATACACACGTTAACCATTGGCCCCAAACAACTCAAAACATCATTGTTAAAACAGATGATAGAAGAAGATATTGTGGATATGGAGAATTTTTGTTTGAAGGGTGTGCCCTGGGGTTATTTCAATATGTTCTTTGACAAAAGCCATTCCCTTACGAACTATTGGCATATTGTTTGGCAAAAAGATGAGGAAGTTCGTCGTTGCGTAGTTCTGAAAAAGAAGGACGTTGATAGCGCTATTAACCACAGAAGCTCCTGGAAGGAGCGGGGGGAAAAGGCGATGGAAGGTATACCTTCAAAGCGAGAAGATATTAACCAATCTATTGCCGAAAAAGAAGAGTTGGAGCAGAACCTTGATAAATACGTCTGGGACAGGGAGGGAAAGATAGCCTACCTTGCTAAAAGGATTGCCCGCTTAGAGGAAGAAATTATCGATCACGAGCGTGAGCGTGTTACTTCTGAAGGGCAAGTGAAGGCATGGACTCGCCATATCGATGTCGTTCTTCCAACCTACCAAGAGCTAGTCAAAGACTTCCACGACCTACCGCAGTTCTTTATTATATGACACTAACACTCAGGCCCTACCAGCAAACCGTGGTCGACCGAACACTATCCAAGATAGATGAGGTCACTCACCCACTGCTGGTGGTGGCCTCCGTTGGAGCGGGTAAAAGCCTCATTATATCCGAATTAATGCTGAAATTATCAGCCAAGGGCTGGCGGTGTCTCTGTCTTACGATGAGCTCCACCCTGATACGCCAAAACCACGAAACGTATAAGCTCCAAGGCGGAGACGGCGGTATTTATTGCGCTGCCCTCAACACCAAAGAGACCACCAATCCAGTCATATTCGGTACGCCCAATAGCGTTTTGAGCGATATCAAGAAAGAAAAGGATATCAGCCGCTGCCCATTTAATATTGTAATTGTTGATGAAGCTCATAACATTAACCCCCAGCAAAGCGAAACAATGTACATGCGTGTTCTAAATCATTTTGGCCTGATGGCGCAAGCAAAGCAATACGATTACAGAATACTCGGATTAACGGGGACGCCGTTCCGCTACAAAGGCACCTCTATCATTGGTGAAAACCAGTTGTTTAAAGAGAGAATCTGCAATATTTCGACGAGTTGGCTGATTGAGCGCAATTACCTAACAAAACCCGTGTTCCAGATGCCGCGCGTGGCTTCCTTGAACTTCTCAGCACTCAAAGTAAATTCCATGGGTAAGTTCAACCTCAAAGAATTGGCTGATGTGGTGTCAGCTTCCAACAGAGCCACAGCTAATATTATGGCGTACCTTGTGTCTGTTATAGACTCAGGTCGTAATGGTGCGTTTATTTTTGCGAGTACACTACAGCACTGCAAGGAGTGTATGGAGGTTCTTCCGGCCGACCAATCGGCTTGCATTACTGGCGATACGACAGGCCCCGATAGAGAGCGTATATTAAACGATGCCAGGGAAGGGCGTATAAACTACTTAGTTAATGTAGCGACGCTTCTAACGGGCGTAGATTGCCCCAGGTTCGATGTCGTGTGCTTTGTCCGTCCAACTGAGTCATCGGTGTTGTTCACACAAGCTATGGGTCGTGGCTTGAGACTGTACTCCGAAAAAGAAAACTGTTTGGTGTTGGATTTTGCTGGCAACATACAGCGCTTTCAAGATTGGGAAGACCCTATATTAACGGATGCTTTGGCGACGACGCGTGACTTTGAGGCTGAACTGATATTCGAATGCCCAACATGCTACACCATGAACTCAGAGTATGCCCGCCGATGTTCGGGATTCGCGAATCACGAACGCTGTGACTTCTACTTTGAGTTTAAAGACTGCCCGCATTGCCAAAAACCCAATGACATCACGGCTCGCGCCTGCACGCATTGCAAAGGCGAGTTGATTGACCCTAATACGCGACTCACGTTCGCGCAAGCCAACCTCCCAATTCAGTGCCCCGTACTTAAATCTCAGTACTGGGTTGTGAATAACCCTGGAAAGTTGGCCTTCCATGGCCTTCACCACGTCCTAAAACCAGGTGGCTACAAAGATACTGTCAGAGAAAGCTACTTATTGCAAACGGAATACCACAAGAACATATTTTATGGGAAGTTTGTGCGTGAAAGTGTCAAGGAACCGAGCAGGTATTATCCAAATCTGCTGAAGGGGTCGTGTGTTGAGTCGATGCTAGAGGATATAAATCCACCATCTCGCTTAACTATTAGCAAATCGGGCGGCCACTACAGGTTGCTAAAGAAGCATTTTGATGGCGCATTTTGAGATATGTTTCAATGATGGACCGGGCTGAGTCATAACCCCAAACACACACCGCCATGTAGCCCTGCGCGGTCATGTCTTCAAGAAACTTCTGCTGGTTCTCGCTGGGTTGGTTGGACCCAACCTTCAACTCCAGGAATAATCCGTGGTAAACACCGATAGGAATGGCAATAAAGTAGTCGGAAACGCCGGACTTGATTCCCATACGCTTGAGTATTCGGCCCTCACTCGGGTGACATTGGCGCTCGTTTCCAATGTGAAAGGCGTAGGGTTCGACATCCGGCATGGAGCGAATCCAATTATAGAGCTTAATGCTATCGATTTGTTCAGGCTTAAGTGCCATCAGCAGACCGACCGCATAACTTTAACCACGTCTTTAGCTCGATTAGGGACTTGTCGTGCCCATCGGCTATCGAGTGCGTGATGCGCAGCCGCTTCGTAGTCATGTTCTTGGAGGGCTTTAATCATGTTCTTGAATTTTAATAGGCCAGCGATACCCAGGTTGAAGCACATGTTGATTAGGCAGTTTTGAATAACTTCAGGTTGGCGTGTAAACCAAGGGTAAGCAAGGAGTGAATGACGGCATCGGTCGATGTCATTATCCAGAAGGTAAAGCGCTTCTTCGGTGGTTAGGCCAACGTCCGTTAGGTTGCGCCCCACACCGATAGTTGTCTTTCCGGCTGGGCATGAATACGGGTACAGTTTTATCCCTTCGTGCTTGATAATCCAATCTTTAAGGTGGTCGCACATATCTCCTCCTGAGAAATCGCAATGCTACTGAGCTACTAAGAACATGGAGACAAACTTAGAAGTAATGTTAGCATTGCGATAACCTAGAGTACATCCTTAACGACCTTTGCGCAACTTACAGGCTGGGCTTTATTGTTAACTATATTAACATAATACTAAAGATAATAAATTTTATGCAAGGATTCAGCTAAATATGAATATCCTAGACTTATTTTGTGGTTGTGGTGGATTCTCTCTTGGCTTTCAAAATGCAGGGCATAATATTATCGCAGCATTTGATAATTGGACTCCCGCATTAAATTGCTATAAAAATAATTTTTCTCATCCTGTCTATGATTGTGATTTAAGTAATACTGATCTAGTCACTGAGAAATTAAACAAATTATCTTTAACCAAGATAGATATGATTATTGGCGGTCCGCCATGCCAGGATTTCAGTCACGCCGGGTTGCGCTCCGAAGGAACAAGAGCCTCTTTGACTACCGCTTTTGCTAATATTGTCAGTAATATAAAACCATTATGGTTTGTTATGGAAAATGTCGATAGAGCACTTAAAAGCTCTGCTTATTTAGAAGCTAAGTCAATCTTTAAAGTAGCAGGATATGGTCTAACAGAAATGGTTTTAGATGCTAGTAAGTGCGGAGTACCTCAAAAAAGAAAACGATTATTTGTTATTGGACATTTGGATGCAAATGATAACTTCTTGATGGATTCTCTTTTAAAAAATCAATCTCACACCGCGATGACAATACGTGATTATCTTGGGAATAAATTGGGAGTCGATCATTACTACAGGCATCCTCGTAATTATAATCGGCGTGCAATCTTTTCAATTGATGAACCATCTCCAACTGTACGTGGAGTTAATCGACCAATTCCCAAAGGATACAAAGGGCATATCGGTGATACTACTGAGCTCAATGAACTGCTGCGCCCATTAACGATTCAGGAACGTTTATTGCTACAAACGTTTCCAGAAAGTTTTGTTTTGACAGGAAGTAAAACTGAAGTAGAACAATTAGTTGGAAATGCTGTTCCAGTTAATTTAGCAAAATATGTTGCTAATGCAATTAACGATCACTTGTCTACAAAACAACAAGTCAAATTAAGTAATATTAGCAAATCGGTGGCTTATCATGAATGATATTTTTAAAAACTGGTTATCAATAGAAAAAAAACTTTCTATAAAATCAGCCCAAGATGTTTTATCCAGGCTAAGGCGAATAAAAAAAATGTGCAACATGGATATTGAGACAACCCAATTAGATGAAATAGTCATGCTGTTAGGCAGAAAAACCGAATTTTCTACATTATCAGTATTTGTTAAATCTCAACTTAAGCGCTCTTTGGTGCTATATCACGAAGCTCATGTTTCATACCTTCGGATTCATGGCGACGTGCCATATGAGACATACCAACTTCACCGTAAGCAGCGCCTTCAGAACGCTTCTTAGAGTAACCAGCATCACGCATTTCATCATAATTATGCTGCATGCCTTTTGCTGTAGCAGCTTTCTCGCCCTTGTCTAATCGCATGATAGTTCTTCCTCTTCTTTAGGTTTATCCAACTCAGCCAGGAAGTGCTCGACTTCGGACACGCGTCCCAGTAAGCCATTATGGTTAGCTATTGATTGTTCGACAGCCCGCTTTAAGTCACCCAAACGTTTTTCTAAATCTTCTCTCATTTCAAATCCTAAATCAATGCGCCCCGAAGGGCGCTAGATATTATGCTACTCGTTCCAGAACACCAGAGATAACCATACTTCCAGCTGTATAGTCAGTAGCTCCGCCTGAGTAAGCGATGGTAATAGCAACACCCGCAGCACTGCTTGTATTGATTGCAGCAGAAGCTGGGAAAGCAATCGCTGTATCACCCCACCGAGCATTTGTTAATGACTGTAGGTTTGCAGCTGGCATTACACTGTAGTCTGTAGTTCCATCGCTGATGGTTGCTAATCTATCCCCACCACCGCCAGAGAAGTTCGTGCCACCAGAGTTCAAGAACAACTCACGAATCTTGTATTGCTTGGCCCCACTGCTTGCCTGAAGTGTTACCGTTCCTGCGGTTGCCAAAGCAGCTTGACCCACAGTAACGTCAAACATAACTACGTCAGCAGCGGGGTCAGCATCAGCTAAAATATTCACCAAGAAAGAGCCCGTAGCTTGGCCAACATCAGGAATGCTAATAACTTGGTCCTGAGCGATAGCTGTACCATTGCTAATCGTGGTATCAAAATCACCCGTCGCATTGTCGGCAGCTGCAAGAGCTAAGGTCCCAGAAGCGGTGGTTGCAGGGAAGGAGAAAAATGCACCAGCACTTGCATCCGCCCCAGCCAAGAAGTTATCTCCGCCATTGGTTTGTACGTTACCGCCCGACACAATCAGGCCAGAGGTAATGGTTTGACTTGAAGCGGTGCTAGCGGATAAAATAAATTTTGCCGTAGCAGCCCCTGCATCAGGAATACTAATTACTTGTGATTGACCTACGGCAGTAGCATTACTGATGGTTGTATCAAAATCACCAGTTGCATTATCTGCAGCAGCAACCACTAACACACCACTAATCGTTGTCGCAGGGAACGACGTGAGTACACCAGCTGTAGCATCTAAACCGGCTTGCAAGCCACCAGCGTTAATCGCTACGCCTGTCTTGTTAGCTAACGTTCCTGCGGTGTCACTAGAAATCATCAAGTGATTAGCAATTGTAGGCAAGGTAACGTCACCAGGCGAGCTGATTTGCTCTAAGCTATAGTCTGTACCGCTTACGGTAACTTTGAGCCACACAGGGCCTTCGTTGCTGGTGTAAACTAAAGCCATTTGTTCATCACTGAACGCCTGACCTAATTGGTGGGCACCGTTCAAATAACCGGTAGCTGTAACTGTAGCATAGGTATCATTGGTGTTGATGTAGATGGGTGTTGGTAAGGTTCCTACCAAACCTGCCTGTGATACCTGGATGTTTAAAATACCCATGATGTGTGTCCTTTCGTTATTTTAAGATTGAAGGGGTGTAGTCCTTTAGCTCTTGTAATGATAAGCCGCTAAAATCCACTTCACCAGGCATATCACGCAATTTTTGCTTCTTGGATGCGATACTTTGCATCTTAACCGTATCGTTTAATTCTAATGCTTTTTGGTACTCAATGTCTTGCTCTTTTAATTTCTCGCCTCTAGTTATACGAAGATTAGCGACATGTATCTCTCGCGCACGCTTCTCATCAATATCGATGCTTTTACTCAGCGGCGCACCCAAGCGCCAAGCGTTGCGAAAGTAACGGTCGGTAGGGATGTCAGCAACGTCCAAGACTTCAAAGTGAGTCCCTAACGGCATCGACTTTCTTGCCAGCTTATAGACGTCACTATCAGGGCAAGCACAAAACTCAGGCGTAGGCATGACGATTGCAACGCTTCCATCCTCTTGAGTGTAAGCTATTCTTGTATTAATCATGCTTGGTCTCCACATGCGATAACCGAATTGCCATCTCTATCAATTTGTGATGTCAACTGAATAGTTGTAAATGTAGCCGTCCCGGCAGCTTTACCACTCGCGCCGATGCCAATCAGATTATTACCACCTCCCGCACTGGTGGTTGTGGCGCTGGTTGAGTAGCTTGCGCTTGAGAAAGGCGTTGTCCAATTTACAATAAATATACCCAATGCCGAATCCGTAACACTGGTTACATTGTAAGACGCGGCGATGCTTGGCCCAGTCAACTGGTTATACAAAACCCAACCTTTAGGATGTCCAGGATGAAATTGTTGAACGGATGGCGCACTAAATACTGCTGAACTTGACGCCGCTTCCATTTGAGTTTGAGACGCTGTTACCGCAACAGTTGCCGCCACACCCTCGTACCGAATACATGGGAGGATGACGATTGATGGTTGCATGTTGTTATGCGCCGCGCCGCCGCCGGTACTTCCTGTGCTCCCACCGACTGCCGTACCACTACCGGCGACCAAGCTATCTGCACCACCAACACCCGCAATTACATCAGGATGTGTATGAGCTGGTATCTCAGTCGTGGTCAAAGTAACTGTCTCAGCACCACCCGTGTCACCGACTGAATTACCAAGCTCGGCAGTGCCTACGCCCCCAGAACCAACTGAAACTTTACGTTGAGAATCTGGCAAGTTAAACGTAGTGGCGCCATCACCGATACCATACGTCGTGCTGATAACCGAAAAAAGAGAAGCGTATGTTGTTCGACTTACTGCGGAACCATCGCGCACCAAACATCCTGACGGTGCAGACGTTCCACCAAAATCAACAAAGTCACCAACGTTACCACCACTAGCTATTGATGAATCCGCACTTGATTTAATGCATATCAAAAGCACTGCGGATGGTTGAATATTGCTATGGGAGCCACCACCGCCGGTTGAGGTAGTAGTTGAACCGCTTCCGCTTGTTGCAAAGATTGTATTACCACCGCTAAAGCCTTGAGATTGAATACCACCCCAATTATGCGTATGCGCTGGCATTTGGGCCGTTGTTAGCGTGATGTCTTCAGCACCACCGGTGTCACCGACCGAGTTACCGAGGGTGACTGTGCCTACACCACCCGAACCCACGCCAGTTTTTCGTTGCATATCAGGAATATTAAAAGTTGTCGCGCCGTCACCAACACCCCAGGTTGTCCCGATTGCCGAGAAAAGGTCTGCATAAGTAGCCCGGCTAATTGCTGCGCCATCACAAACCAAATAACCGGTGGGGGCGCTTGTTAATGCAAAAGATGCGACTGAACCAATCGGGTTAGAGCCGCCACATAAAGAATCAACGTAGGCTTTGATGCTTTCTCCGCTGCAAATATTCGTTGCTGAGGCTGTCGCCATTGAGTCATCGTCAATGAAGGCATTAAACGCCATGTTAATTTGATTTTTAGTCGCCATCATTAATCCTTAAGCAATTGTTAAGCCTGCTGAGTTAGTGCTTCTCACACGCCAGGTCGTATTTGCCACAATGCACGTCACATAAACATTATCACTAGCAACTGCGCTGGTTAGTGTGCCGCCTGGAATCGTCGTTGAAGACCCAATTTTAATGGTTTGCGCTGGGTCGGCTTTCATTACCCACCCACCAGCGCCCAATCCCTCAAGGGCAACTACGCTACCAATTGCAGCGGTAGCAGGAAGTGTACCAGTCGTCACACCAGCAGCGTTGCAGACATAACCGTTGTTAATAGCGCACGCAATCGTGCCGGTTGCATCTGTTGTCCAGTCCAATCCTGTGAGCGCGTCAACGTACGCTTTAATGCTTTGCTGCGTGCAAAGTGAAGTGGCGCTATCCGAGGACATATTGTCCTCATCTAAGATGGCATTAACGGCGGTTGTGCTGTTAATGTCAAACGTGGAGCTGTTTCCAATAGCCACATTCGCATCAAATGTTTTAGCGGCGGTGATGGTTTGTATGCTTGCGAGGGTTACAAATGTATTTCCAGGCTGAGCGAAAATAACAAACACAATGGGGTCGGTCCCCATAGTTGCCACAGGTAACGTTTCAAGTGAAATTGACCCACCATTAATCGTACCACTCGTGACCGGAACCAAGTCCCCGGCATCAATCTCAGCGGCCTCGTCATAATCTGTTGCGCGAGTCAGCACCCAATCGGTAGCGCCTGTCCCCACAGTTGTTACTGTGTAGATACCATTTTGAAATGTGGTTGTTTGGTCTTTAACTAAAATACGGTCGTTAACTTGCGTGAGAACACTATCAATAGTCAAAGCAACTTGGGTGCTGTTGTTGGTTAATGTCGCACCAACCCCGAGCGCCCCATTAGCATATGTTCCGCTAAGGTTGGCCGTTGTACCCAAAAGACATGAGGCAATAATTACGAACCCACCACCAGCAACCGTATCTACATAGGATTTTATGCTCTGCTGTGTGGCGAGAGCTGTGGCGCTATTCGATGCCATCGTATCTTCATCAAGAATGCTATCCACACCGGTGGTGGAGTTGATGATTATCAACCCAGTTCCATTGGTGTCGATATCCACATTGCCATTCGTTACCGCATTGGTGATTTCGAAATCATTCACATCCATAGATGTGGCGAGCTGAAGATTGGTTACGAGTGTTTGGCCCGTGGTGTCAGGTGTAACCACGATATTTCCAGCCGCATCAGTTGAGCTCAGGGTATTGGTGTCCATGTTCAAGTTGCTAGCTACGAAATCATCTAGCTTTACATCCCATGCCTCGACATCAGAACCAATTGCAACACCTAAGTTAGTGCGCGCACCAGATGCTGTGGTTGACCCTGTGCCACCCTGGTCAACCGGAACAACAACGCTCGGGGCGATACCGCCGTTATAGGTAAACTTCGAGTTAACCCCCGAGCGAAGACCGACAACAATGTCATCTGCGTCGAGGGTTCCCCCGTTGGCAAAGTTACTAAACTTAGAATTATCTGGCATGG